CCTGAATAACCCTGCTGCTGCTGGCCGTGCTGCTACTGTAGTAGTATCTGGTTCGGTAATGATTACTTGTGGTGGCACTGTCACTGCTGGGGATCAACTTCAGGCTAACACTGACGGTACTGCACTGTTGGCTGCTACTGGTGATGTTGTACTTGGTTATGCTCGTGAAAGCGGTGTAGTTGGTCAGGTCATCGAAATGGAATTCATCACTGGCGGCAACCTCGCAGCCTAAGCTAATTAAGGAATAACAATATGCCTCTTTTGACCCCTAGTGCTGTCCACATTGACCAGCCTTTGACTAACCTGACGATTGCTTTTAACCAAGAGCCTTCTAACTTCATTGCGGACCAAGTGTTCCCAATGGTGTCGGTTCCTAAGCAGTCTGACAAATACTACGTCTACAACAAGGACGATTCCAACCGTGCGGGCAACGTCAAGAAATTGGCTCCCCGTACTGAAGTTGAGCGTATCGGCCTGTCGGTATCTAATGATGCTTACTTTGCAGAAGTCTACGGCCTTGGTGCTGACTTCTCCGAGCAGGACATTGCCAACGAAGATACCGCATTGGAAGTCCGCGCACAGCAGGCTTTTGACGTAGTTAACCAGCTTCGTATCCACCGTGAGAAAGCCTTCGCTGACACCTTCTTCACCACTGGTGTTTGGGGTACGGAATACACTGGTGTTGCTAACGCTGATAACGACACTGCACCTGAGATCACCCAGTGGTCTGACTACACCAACTCTACTCCTATCGTAGACATCACCACTGCTCGTCGCACTTCGTTCTTGAAGTCTGGTGGCTTTGATATGAACACGATGGTTGTTGATATGGAAACCCGCGATGTGTTGATTAACCACCCAGACATTCTGGCACGGTTGAACGGTGGTTCTACCATCACTAACACCGCATTGGTTACTAATGCTAAGTTGGCTGAAATCTTTGAAGTAGAAAACTTCTTTGTTATGAAGGCTATTGCTAACACTGCTGCTGAAGGCTTGACTGCCGTAAACGGGTTCATCTCGTCTAAGAAGGCTCTGTTGGTACACGGTCCTCGTCGTGCTGGCCTGCGTACTCCTGCTGCTGGTCTGACCTTCTGCTGGGACTCGATCCCCGGTGTTTCGGGCATGGGTATCACTGTTGAAACCTTCTCGGATGATGCCTTGAAGCGCCAGCAGATTGCTGAAATGATCCAAGTTAAAATGGCCTATGACATGAAAGTCACTGGTCCTAACCTTGGTGTCTTCTTCAACTCGGTTGTAGCCTAATCAAACATAGGGGGTTGGCTTAAGGGTTGACCCCCTAACTACTACACATACGTGTGTCAATAATAATAGAACATAATAGCATCTTATAATATGAGAGAGTCACAAAATGAAAGACATGACACCTATTCACCCTGTTTACCTTGGGTGGCAAGTTGATTGGCCGCTGTTCGTTAAAATCCCATTCTCAAGTGGTGGTCGTAACTGGATTAAGGGCGAGGAATTTAAATGGGCTGAACTTGGAGTAGATCAAGATCGGGTAGCTAAACTCTACTCAATCTCCTATGTACACCACAACCCAGAACTAGAGAAGCAGAATAAGGTTGGGGACCGTCTACATGAGATGGACGAGGGACAGCTAAAGACTTTGGTTAACTTGCTTAATGCAGAACTTAAAAGTCGTACTGTATCTACAAAAGATTATCAAGAGAAGCGGTGCCGACAGTCTCGTATCTCTATGAAACAACGGGGTCTTATCCGTAGGTTCTTGTACTCTAACAAGTGGTGTGAAGAGTTCTTCTATGAAACCAGAGATAAGATTCTAGGTAAAGACTGATAACATAAGTTAGGACGCTATAAATGGCATTTACATACGATGATACTGATCTGGACACTACTACAGCTTCAGGGCGTCTTAACTCAACACGGTTGCTCTTGGGTGATACTAACTCATCAGAACCTCAAGTACAGGATGCAGAAGTAGTATTCGCCTTAGGGCAGAACGCTAATAATGTGTACCTAGCTGCCGCTTGGCTTGCTCGTGTAGTCTCTATGAAGTATGCACGAGAGGTTGATATTGACCTTGATGGTATTCTATCTGTTAACTACTCCCAATTAAGTAAAGCCTATATTGATCTAGCTGAAGACCTTGAGTATCAAGCTAAGGTGGCTGGTGGTAAATTGGGTATCTATGGTGGTGGTATTACCAAGACAGGTATTGCTGCTGTTAGGGCTAATACTAATCGCGTAGAGCCTTCGTTTCGTAGGGACCAATTCTGGAACCCACCTAACTACGATAGCAACACCCTTGATTACGAGTGAGGTAATAAATGTCCATACTCACAAGTAACAGACTAAAAGCTATGATTGATAGGTATGGCGTAGAAGTAACATTAGTTAAACCTGCCTATGGTGCGTATAACCCTGCTACTGGTACTGTTTCTTCTACTACTAATACTAACTACACCACCAAGTGTTACTTTGCAGACTACAACCTTAATGAATTAGGCAACGATAGTATTGTAATGGGCGACCGTAAGGCTGTCTTTTCTTACCTAGACACTAGCGGTAATACCCTACCTGAACCTGATGCAGAAGATAGTATCACAGGCTTTGGGGATGCAGTTAAGATTGTATCTGTACGTAAGTTGTACTCAGGTAGTAGCCTAGTTTGCTATATCTGCCAAGTGAGGGAATAACATGGTTACTCAGATCACCTTTAGTAAAAGGTTTAGTAATCTTGGTGAAACCTTTAATGATCTAATTACACCCAAATTGGAAGAGAAGATACACAGCATAGGTAACTACGCTATTGAGATTTCTCCTGTTTGGTCTGGTGCCTTCGTTAACTCTTGGTCCATTGTACCTGTAGGCTCTGGTGGAGGTAGATCAAGGATTTCATCTTTTGGCAGAGATGGTGCAGGTCTTACACACTCCCAAAGGTCTAACCCAGAAAGCGAAAAGGCCACAGCGAGGGCTGCACTAGCGGGTGATGTAAAGAAGGTTGCAGAGAGTATGATGAAAACAGGTGGCGCTACACTGGCTAATAGAGCGCCTCACGCTAAAGTGGTAGATCAGAAATACCTAACAATTACCCGTGTCAGAGATAGGTTCAGATAATGGCTGCTATATATGACGACATTCGTAGGGTACTAGAGACTACACTAGCTGGAATAACGGGTATACCTGCAATTGCATGGGAAAATGTATCCTTTAGTCCAACCACAGGAACACCATATGTTAGGGCGAGATTTGCACCTACTATGCGTGAACCCGCTGTAAGAGGTCTTAATCCTCAGATGTACTACCAAGGAGTTTTCGTGGTAGATGTATGCGTCCCAGAGGGTGTAGGTCCAGCAGTGGGTGACGATCTAGCAGACACTATCATTGATGCTTTTGATGCCCCTAACGATTTAACTGTAAATGGTATATCTATTACTATTAGGTATGCCGAAAGAGAGTTAGGTACTATTGAGGGTGCCTACTACACAATCCCTGTCAACGTTGGTTGGCTGATATACAACTAGGAGATACCCTGAATGGCATTTGCCCAGAATAGCCGTAGCGGCCTTAGCTACATCGTAGAAAGTACCTTTGGCACTACGCCAGCAGGTAACTTCACAGCACTACCTTATAACACTCACAGCCTTAACCTGACTAAAGATCGTGTTGCAGGTAATGAAATCCAACCTGACCGTATGCTTCGTGTAGACCGTCATGGCAACCGTCAATCCGCTGGTGACATCGTAGTTGACCTTCGTGATGGTGACTTTGATCTGTTCCTTGAGAGTGTCATGTTTAACACATGGGACGCAACTCCTGTAGCTGCACCTGATGTACTCAAGATTGGTACTACCCCTAAGTATTTCTCTATCGAAGATGCTGCCAATGATATTTCTCAGTTCCGCCTGTTCACAGGTCAAGCTGTAAGTTCTATGGCTGTCTCCTTGGCACCTAACCAAATGGTTGCCACTACCTTCTCTATGGTAGGTAAGGATATGACCATCTCAGGTACAGGCAAGACTATTGATGCTGCCTCTGCCAACCAACCTTTCGATGCTTACTCTGGTGACTTGAGTATTGGTAACGTAGCGTCTGCTTCTGCTGTAGCTATTGTTACTAGCCTTGAGTTCACCCTTGATAACGCACTGTCGCCAACCTTCGTTATTGGTACAGACTCTACTCCACAACTTGAGTATGGTATGGCCTCTGTAGAAGGTACTCTGACTGCATACTTTGAAGATGGTGCCTTGTTGGCTCGTTTCATTGATGAAGTTGAGAGTGAATTGATCGTGAGTGTCAATGACCCAACTGGTGCTAACCAATACACATTTGGCTTCCCTCGTATCAAGATCAATGGTGCTGATGTACCTGTTGATGGTGGCACTGGTAGCCGTGTTATCTCTCTCCCATTCGTTGCTCTCTATGATGCTACAGAAGGTACAAACTTCTATATTGAGCGTCCAGACAGTAACGCATAAGTAATCCCAGCAATGGGTATGGCAGGAGTTCTTTCGTCGGGTGAGGCTCCTGCCAGCTATAACCACCCGACTTAAAATAATAGGAAACCCCGACAATGGACTTGATGAACCTTATCCCTACTACGGATGCTATTGAAGTAGTATTGAAGCACCCTAACACCTTTGAACCACTTAAGAATGAAGATGGTAGTGTTATGACTATTACGGTATATGCCCCACACTCTAAGGAGTACAAGGCTGCTGTACATGAACAGACTAACATCCGTCTTAAGCAGATGCAGGCAAAGGGCAATCGTAATACTAATGTTATTACAGCAGAAGAATTAGAAGCTGCTACTATCAAGATGCTTGCCAAGACTACAAAAAATTGGAATATCACTTCTGGTAATAAGCAACCTAAGTTCACTCTTGATGAAGCTACAAAGATTTACCAAGAGGTGTTCTGGATTAAAGACCAGATTGAAGAGGCTGTAGCTGAGACAGAAGTTTTTACTCAAGCCTAGCATCTGATTTACTTGAGTGGGCTGAACACCAGTTCAATCTCAACAAACCTGATGCTAAAGGCACGACTAAAAGAGAACACTTAGAGCAAGTAGAAAGGCAGACTGGACGTAGTTTAAAAGAGATGGAAGCACCTTCGGAGTTCCCCAATCTTCTAGCTAATGTTTGGTCTGCCTTTTGTGATTTAAGCAATACCCGAAGCCAAGGATTTAGTGGTCCTAACCCGATAAGTTACCGAGACATAAAAGATTATAAGGAATTAACTGACACACCATTGTCACCTAAAGAGGTTAAACTCTTAGTGTCTCTGGATGCAGTTTATATGAGGACCGCAAATGGCTGACGACATTAGAATTGGTATTGTTGTAACTGGTAACAAAGATGTGCTTACCGCTGTAAATAATACTGCCAAACTAGAGGCTGGTGTTAAGAAGTTAGCTGATGCTTATTCTAGGGGCGACCTTTCTCAAGCTAAAGCCCTACAGGGTATTAAGCAATTATCCAACCAATACGGTAAGTCCGAGTCTGTACTTAAGGGTTACGCTAGTGCGCTCATTAAGGCCACTGAGGAGCAAAAGAAAGCTACTCAAGCCAAAAAGGATGCTGCACAAGCTCAGAAACAAATGGACTCTATCTTTGCACTGGCTGCCCAGAAAGAGAAAGCCTTGGCTGCTGCTACGACATCCGCAGTAAAGGCTGAAATCAAGGCTTTAACCCTAGCTCGTAGGGAAGCCAACGAAATGAACAAGCGCTACAACAAAGAGCAGGTTATAGCAGCGCAAAAGGTTAAGGATACGGAAAAAGCAGCTTCAAAAGCATTAAAGGATGAACTACGGGCAATGACTGCCATGCGTAGGGAAGCCAATGAGATGAACAGGCGTTATGATGATACGCTTCGGGCTTCTATCGCTGCTGAACGCGCTGCTGCACAAGAGGTAAAGAAAGCCAAGGACGCTAGACGTGCATTGCGTATGGAGTTCAAGGAAGGCTACGCTGCCCAAGTGCAATATCGTGCCGCTCGTATGCGTCTAAGTCAAGCTGAACGTGATGGTATTGTCACTACACAACAGGCTGCTGCTGCACAGAAGAACCTTGGTGTATTTTTACAACAGGGTGGTAGGCATATGTCCCGCACTGGGGTAATGACCCAACAGGCAGGTTATCAGGTAGGAGACTTCTTGGTACAGGTCCAAGGTGGTACTAACTGGATGGTTGCCTTCGGTCAGCAGGCCACGCAGTTGGTAGGTTCTTTGTATATGCTACCCTCAGCAGTTCTTGCTGTTAGTAGGTCTATATTCGGTTTAACTTTGTCCGTAGGCACTATGATTGCTGCTGCTGGTATCCTTATCCCTTTGATTACCGCTGTTGGCGCTTGGTTTATGAGGACTAGCTCCGAGGCTAAGAACGCCAAGAAAGAACTGTCCTCCCTTGAAGAAGAAGTAAAATCCCTGACTAAATCTATAGAGGATTGGGGTGCAGCTAAAGAAGCGGCGTCTATGGGTATTTCTATGGAAGAACTCACAGGCAAAAAGAATATACAGGCCGCTAGGGATGAACTAGCAAAACTAACAAAAGAGTTAGATGCTCTGTATAACGGGTCTAGTGGTGAGGGTCTTTCGGAAGACTTATCCCCAAAAGGTAAAAGAGGTAAGACCGAGGCTAAAGTAGCTGAAGCCGAAAAACTCCTGAATGACCTTCTGCTAAAACAAGATGAAGAACGCCTAGCTTTATTCCAAGAGCAGAGCAAGGAACTCTCTAATCGCGCGGAAATACAGAAGTTGTCAATGCAGTACGGAGCAGAATCCGCACGAGTAAGGGCCGCAGAAAGACAGCAAGAAGTTGATAGCTTTAACGCCAGTATTGATGCACAGGTTACAAAGGGAAAACTTTCAACCGCCTATGGTTTTATTCTCAAGTTGAATAATCAGGTTCTTAGTAACCAAGCTGGTATTATAGAAGAGGCAAACATAAAGCGCGAAAAAACCCTTGAGATTCAGGAAGCTATTATTGATGCGGATCGTGAATACCAAGAGTTTTTGAATGATAGATTTACAACGAATGAAGATTACACCCAAGAACTACAGAATCAAATAGACCTGAATAAGGTAATACTGCAATACGGGGAAGAATCTAAAGAGGTTCGTGCAGAAGAGGCTAGACAAGCAAAAGTAGCCTATGAGACAGAACTACGTAAGACTAATCTTATCGGTACACAGATTGATGATTTGTTAACATTGTATGACACCTCTGTTTCTATAACGGATGAGATGTACAATACGGTAGATGCTGCTGAAGACCTTGGTACTAGACTTGGTATCGCTTTCTCTGATGCTATCAACCTAATTCGTCAAGCTAAAGCTGAAGCTATGGTTGGACTTGATGCTTTTGGTGGTTCTGGTGATTTCAAGTATAGCACACCATCAGTGTTTAATAAGATAACCAAAAAGCGTGGTGGCGGGGGCGGAGGTGGTAAAGGCGAAAAAGAAGACCCTGCTGCAAAAGCCTTAGAATCTTACCGTCAACTTGTAGCTACATATGATGAGGTAGAGGCTAAGACACTAAAGGTTGAGGCTGCTAGAAAGACGCTTACTGAAGCTGAAAGACTTGGGGTTATCACTAGCCAACAATCTGATGAGGCTCTTAAAGAGTATACTAAGTCCCTTGGTGACGCTAAGAACCCAATGTTAGACCTAGCTAATACAGCAAGTCAAGCCTTGAGCCAAGCCTTTATGTCTATTGTTGATGGTTCTAAATCAGCCTCAGATGCCTTTGGTGATATGGCTCGTACTATCATTAAGCAAGCCTTCGAAATGGCAGTAATTAACCCTATCATTAACTCTATCTTTAGTGGTGTTAGTGGTTTCTCTATGCTACCTTCATTCTTTGCTGATGGTGGTGTATTCTCTGGTGGTGGTCAAGTTAAGGCTTACGCTAGTGGTGGTGTCGTAGGTGGACCAACTTACTTCCCTATGTCTGGTGGTAAAACTGGTCTTATGGGTGAAGCTGGACCTGAAGCTATTATGCCTTTGAAAAGAGGTAAGGATGGTAAACTTGGTGTAGCTACAGACGGTGGTGGTTCTCAAACCGTGGTAGTAAACCAATCGTTTAACTTCCAAGCTAATGGTGATGAGAGCGTTAAGAAGATCATTGCACAAGCTGCACCTAGTATTTCTGCTATGGCCCAAAAGGGAATGATGGATCAAAGACGTAGGGGTGGTTCTATGAAATCCACATTCGGTTAAGGATAAAATATGGCTATTACCTACCCATTGAATACACCAACGAGTATTGGGATTGAGGGTATTGAACTAAGGGCTGTTAACGTAGTCTCTACTTCTCAATCCCCCTTTACTTTTAAGCAACAAGTGGTTTCCTTTCCCGGACAAAGGTGGGAAGCCTCTGTATCAATCCCGCCTGTACACCGTGACCTAGCAGCCCCTTGGAAAGCCTTTCTAACGTCCCTCAAGGGGCAAGCAGGCACCTTCCTATTAAGTGACCCTGACTATGTTACACCACAAGGAGATGTATCCTCTTGTGTCCTTACAGGCTCTGTCCGTAGTGGTACGGCTACTGTCGTTATGACGGGTACACTCAAGGCTGGTGACTATATCCAGCTAGGGTCGGGTTCTTCCTCTAAACTACATCAAGTCTTGGTAGATCAAACTGGTGATGGTTCATTAGAGATTTGGCCTGACTTAAGAGAAGACTACACAGATGCTACGGTTACTTACAATAATGCTAAAGGTGTATTCCGCTTAGCAACAAACATTACTTCTTGGTCAATTAACAACTCTAGTACGTATGGTATTAGTTTTGACGCTGTTGAGGTACTAATCTAAGGATAGAATATGTCAAGAGAACTCCCGACTAATCTTGTAGCTAACTTAGACGATAGTGTTATCTACCCATTCTTTGCTGTTGATATGCTCTTTGACGGTAATCCTATTAGGTCTTGGACTGGTATGGGTACTATCTCTTATGGTGGTAATGACTACATTGGTACGGGCAATCTTCTTAGCTTCTCCAGTGTAGAGGAAACATCTGAAATCTCTGTTAGAGGGGCAACCATTAGTCTTAGTGGTATCCCTTCTGAACTTCTATCTATTGCCTTATCTACTCCATACCAAGGTCGTGTCTGCAATATCTACTTTGGTATGACAGATAAAGACCTTGACGAGTATAACTTCACACAGATATTCTCTGGTTATATGGATGAGATGAATATTGAAGAGGGTGCTGAAACTTGTAGCATTGAACTTAAGGTTGAGAACAAGTTGATTGACTTGGAGAGAGCAAGGGTTGCACGGTTTACAAGTGGCTATCAGAAGTCTGTATTCCCTAACGACTTGGGTTTAGACTTCGTAGAGAGCCTACAAGACCG